TATGGACATTAAAGAACAAATATTAGTAGCACTTGGCTTAAATAAAGCTGAAGAAGAAATCAAATTAGCTTGGCAGGCAAAAGGTGAGGATGGTACAATCTATGTATCTACTGCTGAGGAGTTAGAATCAGGCGTAGACATTTCTGTATTGACAGAAGATGGTACTACAATCTTACTTCCTGTTGGAACTTACAAAACTGATACTGGTGTATCTTTTAGAGTAGAAGAAGAAGGTATAGTAGCTGAGGTTATTGAATCAGAAACTGAAGAAGTTGATACAGTTGAAGAAGAAGAAATGTCAGAAGAGACTGTTTTAGAAGAAAAAGACAAGGATGACTATGATGAAGAAGCAGCAGTATATGACTGGGAGGGTATGGAAAAGCGTATCAAAAACCTAGAAGATGCAGTTGCTGATTTAAAAAGAGATAAAGTAGGGGGTGATGATGATGTTGAAGAAATGTCAGAAGAAACTACTGAAGAAGTATCTGATAAACCTAAGACAATTAAAACTACTGAAGTAGTTGAATTTTCAGCAGAAGAAGAGTTAGAAAAACTAAAAGCTGAGAACGAAAAACTTAAAACGGAATTAGCAGCTAGTCCTGCTGATGCACCGATTAACACAAATAAATTTAGCTCAGAAAGACCAGTATTGTCAAGAAAAGAATACAGCAGGCTTACTAAGCAAGAAAGATTTTTATACAATTTAAACAAATAATAATAATTAAAAAAACAAAATTATGGCATTTAATGTAACATCAAATTTTGCGGGAAAGGCAGCTGGTTTTTATATCTCAGCAGCTTTAAAAGAAGCAAAAAGTTTAGACTATTTAACACTTATTGAAAACATTAAGTTTAAGTCTAACATACAAAGAATGGCAGGAAGTTCAGTAGTAAGAGACGCTACTTGTGACTTTACTGACAATGGTACTCTAGCACTTACAGAAAAGGTATTAGAACCTAAAAATTTACAAATTAACTTAGACCTATGTAAAGACAATTTACTTAGTTCATGGGAAGCGTTACAAATGAGAGCAGGTGCTGGTGCTCCACCTCCACCATCATTTGATGACTATGTTATCTCTTACATGGGTGAAATTATAGCAGATGCAGCAGAATCTTCTATATGGTCAGGAGTTGCAGCTAACAATGGTGAGTTCGCAGGTTTCTTAGGAACTGCAACAGGTTACTTGTTGCCAGGTGTTGATGCAACAGTTGTTCAGTCAACTGCTTCAGGAGCTTATACAGCAGCAAACATAATTGCTAACTTACAAACTTTAACTGCTGACATGGCAGCTAATATATCACCTGTTTTAAGAAAAGAGGATTTACATATTTACATGAATCCTAAAACTTATGCTTTCTATGTATCAGCAGTATCTACATTAGGATATGTTAATGCTTACAATATGAATGGTGACTATGAGCCTGTATTTGAAGGATACAAGATTGCAGTATGTCCAGGTATGGTTGATAATCAATTAGTAGCTGCACAAAGAAGCAACATGTATGCAGGGACTGATTTAATTTCAGATACTACGCGTATAGCTTTACTCGATATGAGTTCTCTTGACGGCAGCTCAAATATCCGTGTGGTTTGTAAGTACTCAATGGGTGTACAAACAGGAGTTGGTGCTGACATCGTAAGACAATCGTAATAACATAAAGTAGGGGGCGTAAAAACCCCCTCTTTTTAACTTTTAAAACAATAAAATATGGCATGTACAAACTTAACAAAAGGTAGAGGGGTAGACTGTAACCGAATAAGTGGGGGTGTAAAATACATCTACTTTGGGGTGCTTGACCAATTTACCGCACCAATAGAAACAGTTGGAATAGTGCAATCAGGTGGAGAAATTGTTGATATAGAGATGGGTGCAGGAACTGGTTTATATAGATATACAATGCCAATGGGTGTAGCAAGTGTTACAGATACTATTGTAGGTAGCCGTGAAAACGGAACTATTTACTACACACCAACAGCACAAGTATTATTTAACAGAATATCAAAAGAAGACCAAAATGAAATTAAACTCTTAGGAGCAACTAAAGTAGTTGTTTTTGCTCAGTTAAACCAACAGTTATCTAATGGGCATGATATTATTTTAGGACTTGGAGTAGTTAATGGAATGGAATTAAATGCAGGTACTATTGATAGCGGTGCAAATTGGGGTGATAAAAATGGTTACACCCTGACCTTTGACGGTATGGAGCAATTACCAATGCCAGTCGTTGCTGATTATACAACTAATCCCTTTGACAATGCAGCATTTACTAATGTATCAATTACAACATCTTAATTAGTAGTTTTCATATATTTCTTGATTAGAGTGGTTTAATACCACTCTTTTCTTTTATATACCAAATAAATAATGACTTTTTCTATTATATAATATATGATACAAGCAATTACAGAAACTAACCTAACAACTTATTTACAGACTGAAGATAATCGTATAGACAATTCAGTAGGTTCAGACAAAATAAGGCATTTAGTTAAGTTCACTAATGACATGGATAAGTCAGTTCAGTATGCTTATTCAACAGTTCATTTAATCTATGATAGATATACAAAGTTTGTATTTGATTATAATGCAACACCTGATGTTTATACTGGTAAAGTAAACTTTATACCGTCAGGATTTTGGAAATATGAAGTATATGAAGTAAGTTGGACAGGTGCAGTAGCTATTAGTGCAGGAAACGCACCTATTAATGAGAATGATGTATTGCCTATTGGAGCTACTCATGGCGTAGTTCAAGGCTTAGTAACTAAAGGCAAAATGTATGTAGCAGATAAAGCAGGAACAGCACAAGTACAATATACACAAAGGCAAGAGCCTAGTGGAACTAATTATATATATTACGGACAATAAAAAATAAAAAATGGCAATAGAAAATGTACAACAACTCTTAACAGAGCAATTAGGTAAAAACGGAGGTACTGAGATATTTACAACAGCAGCACAAACTAGTAAAGACTGGTACTGTGTTTACTTTCCAGTTGAAAGTGTAGTAGCTTCAATTACAGTAGCAGATGCAACTGGTGAAGCAGCTCTTCAAACAACACTAGCGGCGGGAACGACACTGCTGATGAATGTGACCGCAATAACTCTTACGAGTGGAATAGGAATAGGTTATCATGAAGGCGTTACAACATAAGATATGCTATCACTAAAATTAGGCATAAGTTTGAATAACATCAAAGCTGGTGGAGGTGGAGGTGGAGACCCTATCTCAACCATGATTTCAGACTTTGAAACAAGAGTTGCAAATGATGGTGGCACTTTTGCAGGCACAACTTGTTTAACAGCAGAATTAACAACCCTAAATGACATATCATGACATTACTAGATGATGTAAAACTTTTAACAACTGCAAATGCAGGTAAAGCAGGAACTCTTTATAGTATTAAACCTGACGATGGTAGTTGCGACTTAGATATTACTCGTTCAACAACCGCTACAAGAGTAAACCCTTCAGGCAACATTGAAACTGTTGCTATAAACGAGCCTCAAATTGATTATACTGATGGTTGCGGCTGTTTATTAATTGAACCATACAGCACAAATCTACTTACTTATAGTACTGGTTTGCCAAGTGGGGGGTGGGCAGGTAGCGGTTTTGCATGGGGTGCAAATAGCGTTGTAGCTCCTGATGGTACAACTACTGGTAATCTTATTGAAGATTTTGGAGGAACTAGCTATGCTTTCAATGACTTAACTCTTTCAGCTAGTACATCTTATTCTTTTTCATTTTATGCTAAAAGAGGTACAGCTACTCAAATGAAATACTATGCAATAAGTTTAGATAATTCTAGCACGCTTATTTCTCAGACTGACTTTTATCCATTAACAAATAGTTCTACATGGACTAGAATAAGTAGCTCATTTACAACAGATGCTTCAACTACTAGCGTACGAATATATTATAGATATGTTACTTCAGGAGGTACTTTTGCTTTATGGGGTTTACAACTAGAGCAGCATACAGCAGATATAAATATGGAGACATCTTATATACCAACAGCAGGAGCAATAGCAAGTAGAAGTTATAGTTCGTTTATTAAGACAGGTGTTTCTAGTCTTATTGGCTCTTCAGAGGGTGTTTATTTTGCAGAGATAGCGTTTTTTTATAATGGTACAAGCGTTACCTCTACACAAGCTTTACTTGGCATAAATGACAGTAATAATGATGCTATTTATCAACTAGGCAAATGGGGTACTACTTTTATTGGTTTTACTAGAAATACCGCAGGAAATTCTGTAATATTTTCAATGAGTCCTCCTATAACTTCAGGCTCATTTGCTAAGTTGGCAGTAAAATATAAAGCAGGAGACCATGCTTACTGGTGCAATGGAGTTGAAATGCAAACAAGCACAAATGCAGATGCAATACCCGCAACACAAGATAGAGTTGTTGCGAGTTTTAAAGGAATTAATCTTTTCTGGGAGTTTTACGGAAAAATAAGGTCTATTCAAGTTTACAATACTGCATTAACAGATGCACAATTATTAGCTTTAACTACTTAATATGAATATATATAAACTACAATACGATACAAAAGCACAAGCTGATGCTGACTTTTTAGATAAAGGAGTTACACAAGTAATAGAGGTTGATGGTCAACAATACACTAAAAACTCTAGTGCAACACAAGCATTAGTAGACTTAGGGAAAGTAGTAAAAACTAAAGGAACTTATGACCCTGATGGTCATTTAATAACACCAACTGTTTTTTATGATGGAGTTTTTTATGATATAATGACTACCGAATATATAGACTTTGGAACTCATGCTTTAACACCTACTAATTGTGTTCACTGCTTTTTAGGTTATAGTATAGATGCAAATGGAGATAATGTAGAACCACAACAATAATTATGAAAGACTCAATAATTTCAATAAATTTAGAAACAAGTACAGCACCAGTAGTGCAAGAGGTAA